ATATTTGGTTTGTATTGTCTTGATGCTGATAGTTTCAATTATCCAGGAAGTTCGTATATGGCTGGTAAAATGCCCCCAATAATTTGCAAATCGGCCAGTTCAGACCCGGATAATAGAATAAAGTTAGCGGGTGGTGGGAAATATGATTTTTTTATTGATGATTTAGTTATCAATGGTTATGCTTCGTTCACTGAACAGTCAGGGAATACAACACAAACCACTATAGAATTTACAGTAACAGAGCCTTATAGTATGGGTATGTTTATGCAAGCACTTGAACTAGAAGCATTGAATCAAAAATATGCTAATTGGCTTGATGCAAACTTCTTATTAACGATTGAATTCAAAGGCAATACTGAAACTGGGCAAATGGTATCCGTGCCAAACAGCAAAAAGTTCATACCATTCAAATTTCAAAAATGCAATATGAAAGTTAATGAAAGTGGTAGTATATACACTGTATCAGCCTATGCTGCGTCTGGTGAAGCACTGAATGATGGATTTACCACACTTAAATCCGATGCAACAATCACTGGTAAAACTGTACAAGAAATTTTACAAAGTGGTCCAAAGAGTTTACAACAAGTTGTTAATGCTAGATATAAACAGCTAAAAGATACGGGAGCAGTTAAAGTTCAGGATGAAATACTAATATTATTCCCAGTTAATATTTCAACTGAGGGAGCGGGTGCAACACTTGTAAAACAAGGTGATACTGAAAGTAAATCATCTGCTACTCAGGATCCTACTCAAATTAATGATGCTGGTTTATTTGAAACTTTGGGCGTCTCTAGAAGTAGTACAAGCTCTTCATTAATTCAAAATGATGGAACATGCAATGCATTAGGAAAAGCTACATTAGGTTTCGATGTTAATCGAGGTGGCAGTTCTCCATTCCCAGATGAAAATGCGGTGTGGGATGATACTAAAAAAATATGGGAAAGATCGGCTGTATGTTCAGCACCTGGGGTTACTGATTTCAAATTTTCACAAGATTCAGATATTATAAATGCAATAAATCAAGTAATGCTAAAAAGTTCGATCGCAGTTGCCGCACTAGATGCAAAACAAATTTCGGAGGATGGATTCCGCCCATGGTGGAGAATTGATACACAAGTGTATCATATAACATCTAATGAAAATCTTAAAACAACTGGTACAATTCCTAAACTTATAGTATATAGAGTGATTCCATACAAGGTTCACTCAAGTAAAATGTTACCGCCAAATGCAACTGCGCCTGGTTTAGATAAATTAAAAGATCAAATAGTTAAAGAATATAATTACATTTATACCGGTAAAAATATTGATTTACTTAAATTTGATTTTGAATTGTCACAATCATTTCACAATCCATATATGGCTGATAATTTTCAGAAATCCGGCGATATTGTGACGGCACAGCAAACTGGTGCGGCTGAGACCGTTACTCCAAATGAGGCGAAACAAGCAATCCCAAAAATCCCAACAGGAAGTAGTAATATACAACCCGGGACTGCAGTTACACCAACTAAATTTACACAAACTGTGACATCAACTGATAATAAAGGCGGATCTAAAGGTGATACTACTGCGACTAGGGCAGCAAAATTATTTCATGATGCTTTAATTAATCCAAATGAAATGACTAAAATATCGTTTGATATTATTGGTGACCCATATTATATATCAAACAGTGGTACTGGTAATTACACTGATACACAGCTTAAATTTATTAATATTACAAAGGACGGCAGTATTAATTATATGAATGGTGAAGCTCATATTGTTATTAACTTTAGAACTCCAAGTGATATAAATCAATCCACTGGGTTGTACGATTTAACAAATACAAAATTATGTCAACAATTTAGTGGGATTTTTAAATTGGGACTTATAAAAAGTGAGTTTAGAAAAGGAATATTTAAACAAAGTATTGAAGCATATAGAATTCAAGGCCAGGACAATCCAGAACCTGCAAATAACGACGCATTATTAAGTTCTGATAAAATGCCAGATATTAATAAAGGACTTGGTATATCAAATTTTTTTAATTCTGTTGAAAATTTATCAAAAGAAATAGATTCGGTAACCTCGGAATTCACTACACAAGTTCAATCAGCCTTGAACAATACTATTGCAACTGCTGAAAAAGCATTGCCAACAATTACAGGATTAATAAAATAATGGCAGAAGATCAAAATTCAGGTGTACAAGGCGGATCCGTGCCATCGCATCCGTGTCTTGCAAAGGTTGTTAGCCATTTAGATACCACATATATGGGTGCCCTTCAAGTAATGTTATTACGCCCAGGCGCTGGTAATGACACAACCAGTTCTCAAGTACAGCAGGTTCAATACATGAGCCCATTTTGGGGAAATACATCAATTGACTCAGTTGGCAGTCAAAATGATTACAACAATACGCAAAAAAGTTATGGTATGTGGATGGTCCCCCCGGATGTGGGATCCACTGTTATAGTTATATTCATAAATGGTGATGCGGCAAGAGGATATTGGATAGGATGTGTTCCAGATGAGAACATGAATTTCATGGTACCTGGAATAGCCGCCACCGAAAATACTGTGACTAGTGGAACAGCAGATGCAGCTGGGCGTACAGGAAGATTGCCAGTTGCTGAATATAATAAATTGGAAAATAACCAAAATGGCGATGCTACTCGGTTTAAAAAACCAGTACATCCAATTGCAGCAGCTTTGGAAGCACAAGGATTGCTATTAGATGATACCAGAGGAATAACCACCAGCAGTGCACGGCGTGAAACACCGAGTATGGTATTTGGTATAAGCACACCAGGTCCATTTGATAAACGTCAAGGAGCGCAAGTTGGTCATCTAGGAAAATCTGATTGTGGTGTTAATAATGGACCCGTAAGTCATTTAGGCGGCACAACATTTGTGTTAGATGATGGGGATGATAAATTTTTGAGAAAAACATCAGCGAGTATTGGTCCACCAGAATATGTATCTGTTGAAAAGGGTGATACTGGTGGTGATGTGACGATTCCTCATAATGAATTATTCAGAATTAGAACTAGAACTGGGCATCAAATATTATTGCATAATTCTGAAGATTTAATTTATATAGGGAATAGTAAAGGTACAACGTGGATCGAATTGACCAGTAATGGTAAAATTGATATATTTGCAGAAGATAGTATTAGTATTCATACAAAGCAAGATTTTAATTTAACTGCTGATAGAGATATCAATTTCAATGCTAAAAATATAAATTTAACGGCATCTGAAAATTTCAAAGTTACTGCTAGTAAAAATTTTGAAGTAGTGGCTGGTGTTGATGGATTGATTACATTGGGTGGTAGTCAACATATAAAATCTGGTGGAAATTGTTTGATAACAGGCGCGGAAATTCATTTAAATGGTCCAGCTGCAGCAGCTGCAACGGTAGCACCTGTGCCTACTAGAATCCCCGATCATGAGCCTTGGATCGGACATGAAAATCTCGATCCAGCTATGTTTACCCCAGATAAAACGGTAGCAGTTGAGCCATCTCAATTAACAGAACCAACTCCACCGACTATGTATAAACAGTATACTGCTACTATGGATACATTTAATAAAGGATCATAAAATGAGTAATTCATTATATACTAAACTTACTATACCGTCAAATAATCAACAAATTACATCACAGATGTATAGAGGATTTAGTACGGTGAGTCCAGACACTGAAAATTTTAAATTGTTTGATTTAGCATTAGTTAAACAAGACTTGTTAAATCATTTTTACACTCGTCAAGGTGAACGATTGATGAATCCAAAATTTGGAACAGTAATATGGGATTTAATTTTTGAGCCGTTGACTGATGATACCAAGAATCTCATAATCCAAAATGTTAATGAAATTATAAATTATGATCCACGAATAGTTGCAAATGATGTAGTAATCACACAATATGAAAGTGGTATACAAATAGAATGTGTCTTGACATATTTGCCATATAATATATCGGAAAAACTTAAATTACAATTTGATCAGACTACCAGGATTTTTGTTCAATAAAGTGCGTAGATTATCCTAATGAATAAATACAGCTATTAGGATTAATTATGAGTGCAACCGATAGAGAAAATAGACTTCTAGTAGCTGAAGATTGGACAAAAATATATCAGTCATTTCGTAGTGCTGACTTTCAAAGTTATGATTTTGAAAATATCAGACGAACAATGATTAACTATTTACGTCAAAATTACCCGGAAGATTTTAATGATTATATTGAAAGTTCTGAGTATTTGGCATTGATAGATCTTATAGCATTTTTTGGGCAAAATATTGCATTCCGAGTTGATTTGAATGCTCGTGAAAACTTTTTAGAATTGGCAGAACGTAGAGATAGCGTACTACGATTAGCTAGAATGATTAGCTATAATGCAAAAAGAAATATTGCCGCAAAGGGGTTATTAAAATTTTCAACAGTTCAAACTACTGAGCGTGTTATTGATAGTAACGGTAGAAATCTATCAAACCAAGTCATTACATGGAATGATACAAGTAATCCTAATTGGTATGACCAGTTCATAAAAATCATGAATGCAGCAATGCCAGATGCACAACAATTCGGTAATCCATCTGACAGCGCAACAATTTATGGTATTGCTACTGAACAATATAGATTCCAAGCGGCTAATACTGATGTTCCAGTTTATTCATTCTCCAAAGTTATCTCTGGTAGATCAATGAATTTTGAGATTACCAGTACTACTTTTTCTGGACAAACCTATATCTATGAAGAATCCCCCAAAGTAGGTAATAGATTAGCATGTGTATATCGGGACGATGGCCAAGGTGCAGGAAGTGCTAATTCTGGTTTTTTCTTGAATTTTACACAAGGTTCTTTGAATACAGGTACTTTTAATATTTCACAACCGAGTACAAACGAAGTTATTAATATTGATACCCAAGGGATCAATAATTCAGATGTGTGGTTATATTCATTAGATTTGTCTGGCGTTGAAAAAAGTGCATGGGTACAAGTTCCAAGTTTAACCGGTAATAATATCATATACAATAGTTTGAGTAAAAATATTAAAAATATTTATGGTGTGACTACACGGGCAAGTGATGCAATTAGTTTAAATTTTAGTGATGGCACATTTGGCAATCTTCCACAAGGCCCATTTAGAGTATATTATAGAATTAGTAATGGATTATCGTATGTAATTAATACGCAAGATATAAAAAATGTTACGATTTCAATACCATATATTTCGTCAACTAATCAGTTTGAAACATTAACTGTGTCATTAAATTTGACAACCTCGGTAATGAGTTCATCACCCTCTGAGACTAATGAAAGCATTAAAACAAATGCTCCTCAAAATTATTATACTCAGAATAGAATGATTACTGGCGAAGATTACAATATTAATCCATTAACAGCGAATCATCAGATATTAAAAGTTAAATCAATTAATCGTACTTCAAGTGGTATTAGTCGATATTTTGATGTTGTTGATCCAACTAGCAAGTATAGTTCTACTAGATTATTTTCTGATGATGGTATCATTTATTCAGAGTACTATTCTAATTCGGTAAATTTCTCATATAAAACAAGAATCGATATTCAAAATGCAATTTACAATGTAATATTACCGATATTGAAAGATGACGGATTAAAAAATTATTATTATTCTAATTTTGTTAGTGGGGTATTAAATTCTGGAAAAACAATTACTTGGACTCAAAATTCTTCTGATATACAATCAAGTGTTGGTGTTTTTTCCGAATCAGTTGCATCGTTGAATATAACAACAGGCGCTAAAATAAAATTTGTCGCTCCTGTTGGATCATATTTTGATACAAATCAATCAAACAAATTAGTATCAGGATTTGCGATAACTCCTGGTTCTTCTTATTATTTGTGGGCAGATGTATCTAGTATTTCTGGTAATAATTATTCATTAAATACTATATTACCATCTACTGCTATAATTGATTCGGTAGTTCCAGAATGGTCAACTATTATAACAAGCACTGATGTATTGACAGAAATGGTTGAATTAATATTATTAAACCAACCATTTGGTTTGCGATATGATGTCACCACTCAATCGTGGAAAGTTGTATTAAAATCTAATTTAGACGTTATTAATCCGTTTAGTTTATATTCACAGGGCGATATCACCAACACAAATTCTGATGCTAGTTGGTTAATATTATTAACAACTAACAATAATGTTTATACCGTTACTAGCCGTGAAATGCGATATGTATTCGAGAGTGATAAACAATTACGATTCTTTTATGATGGGTCATCAACAATTTATGATAGCCAAACATCTAATGT